ATGGAATTCGTTCGCTTTACAAACTGTCACCTCAGAAAAAGGAACAATGAGTGGATTGGAGTAGTCCGCTACAAGGACGATGCTGGTGAATGGAGATCCAAGCAGAGGACATTTCCCGGGCAATCGAAACGCCAAGCCAAGGCCGCACTCGAAGAATGGCGCAATGAACTCGAGGAGGCATGGGCACTCGATCAGGGCTTCGATGTCTCAACGTATCAATCGGTCGAGGTATACGTCCGCAAGTATCTCGACAACCTACAAGAGACAGGCGCGAGGGCAAGGTCAACCATGGCAACCTACCGACATATGCTCAAACACCTCGAGCGCAACCCCATCGGCAAAGTGCCCTTCAGGGACCTCGAGCCGAAACAGGTCGAGGAATGGATGATTTCACTACGCGAGGCTGGCAAGTCCCCTGCTACCATCCAGAAGGCATACAACGTCCTACACGGAGCCTATGTACAGGCCGTCGAGCGCGGCCAGCTCCCTTATGACCCCATCGCGAGCGTGTCCAGACCAAAAGTCCCCGCCACCAAGCGAAACGCGGTCAAAAAGAGCGACTGCTCAAAGCTCACCTCATATCTCGACTTGGTCGACGAGTCTCCTGTCAACATGTCCATCATCCTCGCACTCTACACTGGCATGCGCGAGGGCGAGATCTGCGCGCTACGTTGGAGCGATATCGACTTTGACGACAACACCATCACGATCATGCGCTCAGTCGCCCGCGACGACGGCGTGACATATATAAAAGAGCCCAAGGGCAAAAAGCCGCTTCGAACCATCCCCATTCCTGCAGTCCTCAGGAAGCACCTTCTCAGCCGTAGGGAAATCATGCGAGACGAGTGCGAAACCATGATCGTTCCGTTCAAGGAGTCGATGTACGTCACGGGCAAGCCGAGTCTGTCGCCCAAAGCGTACGAAGACCCTCATCAAGTCTGGCACGGCTGGAAAACGGTAGCATCCTCGCTGGGCCTCAGGGGCACGATGGGCAAAACGCCGACGTTCCACGACCTACGCCATACCTATGCGACCATGGCCATCGCGGAGGGGGCAGATATCAAGAGTGTCCAGACCATCCTGGGTCACGCCAAGGCCCAGACCACACTCGATATCTATGCGGATACAACGAGCGAAGCCATGCGCAAGACCGCAGATCTAACCGCCGGCGCGCTCCGGACACCCTCGGTCTCCTCGTTCACAACAAGACGCGAATCACCCTCCCAAGAAGTGAGACCACTAGGGAAGCACTTCGCGGCATAGTCCACACCGCTCGGCGATTTAATGCGCATTAAATTGTTGTACAACCGCACAATATAGCCCGTGGGAGCTGAGCCCACGGGCTACGAACAACCCATTAAGATGATGTGAAGAAGGCAAGTAATGCGATGGGAAAGCTGGAACTTCGAGCTTATAGAGACTCAACTCAGGCTTTACGCCGACGTCAACGAGCTTGAATACGACAGCAGCCACCCCCTTGCAATATTGCCCCCAAAGGCACCTCAGGAGGCCCTCAAGCGCTGCGGCATGAGCTATGCCGAGGTTGCCAAACTAGCCTGCGTCAACTATGCAACAGTGACAGGATGGTTTAACCCCCGCAGAAACCCAACCAGGGCAACGGTGCGCAACGGGATATTCCCGGCACTTTGTGAGGGGTGTCTCAAGATGGCGACCAAGGCACAAAACGAAAGACCGGAAAGTCGCCTCATAGCCAGACGGGTATTTGCGCTTCTCACCACCGGCTCAGCAAGGACGCCGGAGGAAGCTGCACGCGAGCTCGAGTTGGCACGAGAGCGCTATAACCGCTCGGCAATAAGCTATGCCGCCAATGCGCTCACGGAACACGATCTGGCCAGCATAGCCCATAGCGCTCTGGGGTTCCTAAACCTGCACCAAAAAGACGCGCAGAAGAGCGTACCTAAACTCAACGCGTCTACGTTCAAGCAGGAGAGTACCGAGGCGGTCGAGCAGCTTCAAAATGCAACCGACGCCATGAACGTGGCGAGTTGGAAAGCGCAACTTGAAACTCTAAGCCTGCCTGAGCTCCAGCGCTGCCGGGAGGAGCTCGAACTCACGATAGCTTACAGAAGTGCTATGAGCGAGCCGCCCGTGGAGTAGGCCATTTTCACTTTATATAAGTAAGGGCGTTGGGACTTTCCAACAGCAAAAACGCGTCCTTGGGCTTTTTAAGGGCCCAGGGCGCGTTTTGCCATTGAAAAGCTCGTGCACGGGCGATCTATCCCCATGGCGGCAGATCGTCTAGCTCAGCATCTGGTTCACACGCCGCTGCACTACTTCATAACGATCCCCCAGGGCATTCCGGCGCGCGGCCCCGGTGCCATATTCCCCGCGGATCACGGCGCGCGCCAAAGCGTCCACGTCATAGCTCGCGACGCCGTCCCCGGCCAAAACCAGATAGTCGTTGGCCTCAGGCTTGCCCGTGGGTTTTCCCACAGCAGCATAGAGTGTAGTTCCGCCCCGGTGCAGGCGCCCCCAGATCCATCCATCAGCGGTCGTGTACCAAGAGTCAAGCAACACGGTCTCGCCCTCACGCAGCGTGCCAGTCACGCGTCCGCTCAGGCTCGGAGCCGTGCGCAAGTTCAGTGCGTGCACCGTGCATCGATATGTCCCACCCGCAAAGCCGGAATCATGGCCGCCAGTCGCCTGGGCATTCATGCGTCCCGCCACCGCAGTCTTGAACTGTTCCCATGAGCGCCCATAGACCGCAAAGTACCCGTCAGGGTCCGTATGATCCGACCCGCCCCAGCGACGAGAGCAGTCTTGATGCGAGACCAGCTGTCCGATACCCCAACCACGCCCGTGCAGATAGTCGGCACACCAGGCAACGGCCTCGTCCCACTGGCGCTCAAAGGTTCGGCGATCGGTGGCATGCGTGAGTTCAATACCCACGCAGCGCGAGTTGCCGTTGCCCACATGCCAGGCCACCGTGTTATCCGGCTGTGTGTGGTAAACCGCGCTGCCGTCCAACTCCATAACATAGTGCGTCATGCACACCCAGCTCGCGGTGCGCCGCCAGTAAGTCACATGATTAGCCGCGCTCGCACCGGCGTTCCCCGTCTCATGGACCGCCAAAAATGTCGGCGAGCAGGCACCATGTCCCTGAGATACGATCGCCTCGCGACTCTCGTATGCTTGCGCCGGCGTGGCAAGCGCCATGGCAACAGCCAACACGGCAAGCCATACAGTCAACTTCTTGTTCTTCATAGACCTCCTTACAACAAAGGCGCCATGGCCGTAAGCCATGACGCCCCTGGGACAGACTGGATCACCTCCTAGGCCGTACCGCCCGAGTCAAGTTCGGCCATCACCGGCGAGAGCACGGCCATGACAAGGGCCACGACCAAGGCTCGCCAGGCAGGGTCCAAAACAACTTGGCCAAAGATCAGGTCGATGTTGGCGACGATCACGCCCAAGATGCCCTGGACGATGGTGCGGGCCAAACGCCACTGCCATTCGTTCGACTTCAAAAACTGTTCCATCTACTCCGTCCTTTCGCTCAGGGACTTAACGTCGTGCTTCATAACTGCCACGTCCTGCTCAAGCCTGTAGGTGCGCTCAATTAGGTTGTTGTGCTTCTCGACACGCTTCGAGAGCAAATCGATCTTGACCTCCATCACCGCCCGGTTACGGGAGTTGGAGCACAGCACGCCCACGAGTGTGACGACACCGCCGATAAGAGCAACAACAATCGATTCCAAGCGACCTCCTAACGTCTTTCGTCAGGGCAATCATCGGGGACGGTCACAAATAGTTTGAAAAAGTACTTGACGGGTAGTAGCTACCGAAATTTAGTATTCGAAATGAACGAAGGGAGATCAAGATGAGCGAAGACACTTGGACACTGGCCGAGCTAAGTCGCATCACGGGACTCGACTACGAAACCGTCAAGTTTTACGCGCGCCCCGTGAACGCGAAGACTAAAGGCAACGGCGTCATCCATAAAGGCGGCGGCGTCATCCATGAAACTAAGACGGTTAATGGCAGAAGGCAATTTGACGCCGAAGCCCTCTTTGACCTTTATATAAGTGGGCTCCTCAAGTCAACGGGAGCAAGCCTGGAGGCAATCAGGGCGGCAAATGAGAGTCGCGACTATCCGACTCTGATTGATTGCCGACTCGCTGAGATTCAAAAGAAGAAGAATGAGCTCGAGCGACAGGAAAGCAAGCTGCGCGCCATTCGCAATCTTATTGAAGGATTTGAAAATGAAACCGACCTTATGGAGCAACGCCCCGCTCTGGCAAAGATTATTCAATGCAGATGTCTTGAGTATGCTCAGACGGTTTATGACGAAATGGGTCTAAAGTTCGATGCCACGGATCTAATTGGGGCGAACAATCCAATAAAGCCTTGCGAGGTGCCCCACGGAGCTCCAATCAAAGAACTCAATGCACTGACCACGATAGCTTTAAGCAACGAATTTGACGAACACTCAGTATCTTCTGCTGAGGGCCTCCTGGACAATGAAAAACTCAGATGCTTTAAGGAGGCATTCACCGGGATTATTGAAATGGCAAACGATTGGCAATCCGGCATCAAGCCATCAGATTCCATATTCGCCAAGCCCGTAAAAGGGGCACTATCGTCAATGGAAGAACTCTTTGGCCCCGAAGGTCGACAATACCTACCAAAAGTTATTGACTACATTTTCCTCTCAGATTTATTCGGGGTGCTATTGGAGCTCGGCAGCGGTAAGGGCATCACGTCCTGCCTACACGAGGCGATAACGTACTGGAGCAATCACGACGAGTAAGGAGAACGAACATGTGGGATTACGCAGAATTGACCAAGACCGCCGCCGAATTCGGCGGCCCGAAAGACTATATCGACGCGATCGAGACCTTTGCCTACACCGAAGGCGCCGTTAACGGATTCAAGAAAGGTGCCGGCATAGTCACTTTAGTGGCCCTACCGGTTTGCGCCGTCATCGCGAAACTCTATGCAAGCTACCAACTCAAGAAGGAGGATGCGAATAAGGCGAAGCAAGCTCTATCAAGCTATATGGAATCAAGCGAGACTACAGAGGCGGCCCAGGAGGAGCAAAATGACTAAATACAAGGTTATCTACCATTACCCGAATGGAACCGATGGCGAAGAAGACGACCTATTCGACACCGAGGACGAAGCCTTTGATGTGGCAAGCTATGGCGTTTCCTGCTATAGCTCCGGCGCAGAGATCTTCAACATGTCAAACCCGGGCGATTACCCGTTAGACGGCACAGAGGATGACTGTGAATTCGAGATTATAGAAGTCGATGAATAGCGCATCCGGCCCCGCCCATAAGGACGGGGCCTTTTTCATGCCTAGCCCGCCGTCAGATACCCGTGTACCGCGGCGGTATCAATGACGGCCATGGCGCCCGTCACCTTGCTGCTACTCCATGCGGTACCGGCACCGCCGACCAGCTTGCTGCAGCCGCCGAACGTCTGGGACCCCGGAACGCTCGCCCAGGAGATTCCCGACGGAAGCGCCCAATTCCGATCAACGGTAATCGTTTCCAGCATCGGACAGGTGTTAAAGGTGTAAAACAAACTGGCCAGATATGCGGAGGCCAAGCCCCTCAGGTCTAGCTTCTGCATCATTTGGCAGTTATAGAAGGTATATCGCATGCTTCCGACGCGCCGCAGATTGCCCAGGCCGCTCATGGACGTGGCGTTATAGCATCCGTAGAACCAGTAGTCCGTATTCCAGACCAAATCCTCCGGCATTGTGAGCTGAGCGATCGTCACGCTTTTCACGTTCCTTGCCCCCAGGCCCCAGGGTAACGCGCTTCCAGTGGTATACCGAGCCTGCGCGCATATGCGCCGCTTTTCCGTGATCTTACGGGCGCCCTCGATCGGCTCATCATTCCCAATCTCGACACCACCGTCCTCGTACAGCGCACCCCACACCCAAAAACGCGGGTCATTCTCCTCCGAATGGCAAAGGACCCCTTTGTCCCCGTAATTGAGAACGGCTATGCCATCGGTTGACGAAGCGGCATATCCGCGCTCTCCCACAAGGCGGTAGCATCCGTTAAAGGCGCCCGAGGCAGAAAGAATCTTACTCGAGTCAAATGTTGTCGCAAAAATAGATTCCAGACTGTTGCAGCCGCTAAATGCGCTCGTGAAGTCCGTAATCTCGCTCAGGTTCTCAAATCCATAGATTCGCTCGACCGCATACATAGCCTCAAAGAGGTTGCGGATGCTGGTCACGCCCGTCCGCTTAAACGTCGCGTCAATTACGACATATTTCATAGATTTACGAACGCCATACCACGGACGGTCGCGGTAACTCTCATAGCCTCCCGTCTGCACCGGCCAGCTGCCCTTGCTCGTGCCATGGTTTTTGGGCACAGAGTCAAATCGCCCCAGCCAAAGACACCCGTCCTCGAACAGCACGGCTCGGGGCGACTCGGGATTCGCCCAGGATAGCGCCAGAATCGCCGCCGCCATGTCACCGGGCTTATAGCGCACAGTCTCGCCGTTCTGCTCGCGAATAGCATTCGCGAGGTCCTCAAATACCGTCGGCTGAAGATATCCGTGGGACTCACCATGAAACGGCATTTTATAACCGCTGCCGCTCTTGATACCGTTAAGCGCCCTAACCTCTTTGGCGAAATCGATGGGTTTAATGAGCTTCTCAGTCCCGTTTTGCTCACGAATTGCGTTAGCAATATCGAACAGAATTCGGGTGTAAATCCTTCCGATCGCCATCAGGAAGTCGCCCCACTCTGAATTTCGGCAATCCTTCGGTTGACATAATCTACGGTCGCATAACCAGAAAGGTTGGGCGGTTTGGAGCCGAGCCTTGCAAAGCACTGCAGCACGCACCTTTTTCTATATGCATCCGGATTATCAATGCTTATGACAGAGCAGATGCAGCCCGAAGACCACATAATCACACGGTCGTAGAGCTTAACGAAATAGCCATCGACGGTCGCCTCATACTCCTCGCCCGCCTCCATGGGGATCCCTTCGATAAAGTGGACTTTACTACGTGAGTCAGCCACCAGGTCAACTGTCACCATGTCATAAGACGATCCTGGACTATATTCAACGTTTCTTACCACCGCGAAACGCCCGGAGCCATCGTGGAGAATGTCACCTGTTGTAATAAGTCCTTTTTCTTCTCTAAACGTCACCGTTCGCTTCGAGAATTCCAGGCCTGATTCGCCCATGTTTACGATATTCGGCGCGCGTTTTCCTTGAAGGTCTGCCTCACTGGTTCCGCTTGCGCTCGTCACGCGCAGGATGGTCCCATCCCATTCATGGGTGACACTCGTCCCGTCATTGCCATCTAGGCCAGCCGGGCCCGCGGGGCCACGCAGGTCGACTCCGCTGGAACCACTTGCGCTCGTTACATTCAACGTGGTCCCGTCCCAGGAATGGATAATGTCAAAGCCGTGCTCTCCCTGGGGACCGGTATCGCCCTTCTCACCCTTGGCTCCGGGATCGCCCTTCTCGCCCTGATCGCCTTTTTCTCCGCGCTCCCCCTTATCGCCCTTTTCGCCGCGTTCGCCCTTTTCGCCCTTGGGCCCGCGCAGCACCGTCGCAGACTGCACGCCCGCAGCGGTCTCGACCTTAATCATCGGAGCGCCCTCGCCGCCATCCTCGATGGTCACCACGGGGCTCACGCCGTCCCTACCCGGAGGGCCCTGCTCGCCCGCAGGACCAGGATCGCCCGGCCGCCCGTTAAAGTTGCCCTCGGCGGCGTCGCGACGCAGCTGCTCGGCCACCTGCAGAAGCTCCCCGGTGGCATCCTCATAGCGCTTCACCATGTCGACAAACAGCGTAAAGCCGTCGCCGGCATCCACGCCCGCGACAAGGTCCTCCTGAACGCGGACAAGGAACGTGCGGCTCGTGATGGTCCCGCCCTGGGCATACGACAGCACCAGCTGGCACTCAACGACACCCTCGAAATTCGCCATGGCGCGCGGCCAGTAGATCGCCTTGCGGCCCGCCGCGGCATCCATGCTAAAGAGCTCCTCGCAGCCGCGTTTGCGGGCCTGGCGGTGACGCCACAGCAGATAAACATGGTGCTCACTCACATCCAGCGGCTCTGCGCACAAGGTGATATCCACTGCAACGCCGCGCCCCTTATAGTCAGCCGGCGAGGCGATCAGCTCGCCGCCCGTGCAGTCGCCGCAAAGCTCCCAGCTCATCTGCTGCAGAGCGAATTCCTTCAGTTCGGCCATTTAAAACTCCTTGGTGCCCAGATCGGTTATCGAGTTGAATTTCTTGTCCACGTAGTCCTTGGTCGCAAAGTCACCGGTAACGGAGCCGCCGAACTTTGCCACGACCTTCAGCTGCGCCAGCTGGCTCTTGCCGTCGACCATGGGGCCTTCCTCGACTACGACACCGATGCATCCCGTATCCAGGGAAAACACGTAATCGCCCTCGCGAACAAATAGCCCCTCGACAGGGATATAGCCCTTGGCGGTCGTTCCTACCGTCTCATCGAGCCCCCTGCACACCGCAATGCCCAGCCCGCGAAACGCGCCGATGAGCGTCATCTCAATGGTGCGCCAACCAGGAGACTCCTCAATGACCTGCGTCACTTCGGCGACATTGCGATATCGGTCGATAATCCAATCACCGACAAAATACTGTCTCGACTTAGTTTTAAAGGTCGCCTTCCCGGTCGCGTCGAAGCTGAACTTTTCGGTCGACTCGCGTGCCAGCTGCGGCGTGCGCCCGTCTTTGCCGGTCGCACCCTTTTCGCCGCGGTCGCCCTTAGGCCCCATGGGGCCTTCCGGTCCCACCTCGCCCGGCTCGCCGCGATCGCCCTTTTCGCCGCGCAAGCCGCGCAGCATCGTGGCGCTTTTCGAGCCGTTCGCATCGGTCACCGTCAGGGTCGCCGTGCCCTCGGCGTCAATCGCGATATCAACAAGCGGCGTAAATCCAGCCGGCCCCTGGGGCCCGGGCTCTCCCTGCGGCCCCTGCTTGCCGTCGATACCCGGCTCACCGGGCGGCCCCGAAAACCCTCCTGCCGCGGCCTCCTTGCGCAGCTCGTCGGCAAGCCCCAGCATCTCGCCGGCCGCATCCTCGTAACGACGAATCGCCTCGACAAACAGGGTGTACCCGTCTCCGGGGTCGGCATAGGCACCCAGGTCCTCCTGCACGCGGACCAAGAAGGTGCGGCTCGTTAGCGTCCCGCCGTCAGCAAAGTTCAGCATCAGCTGGCATTCCACGGTGCCCTCGGCGCGCGACATAGCCTTCGACCAGTACACGACACGGCGAGATTTCTCGGCATCAGGAGTGAACATCTCAATGCATCCGCGCCGGCGCGTCACGCGGTGGCGCCAGATTAGGTAGACGCGGTGCCTCGTCAGGTCGTAGGGAACGCCGTCCTCGGTCACGTCCACGATAATGCCGCGCCCGTTACAGTCGGCGGGGCTCGCCACCAGCTCGCAGCCGGTACATTCCTCATCAAGCTCCCAGCTCAGATGCTGTAGGCCGCACTCCTCCAAAGGTGTCATCAAAGGGCTCCGCTCCACTCGTAACGGTCGGGACCCCAGCATTTTCGGTGCCTGTCACAGGGTGCAGCGCCACCTCCAGCTCGGCATTCGTCCTCCATGTCACGGTTCCCATGTCCACGAGCGTCTCCACCGCGTCAACGCCCATCGTGCGCACACGGCGAATTACACGGGCCTTCAGCTCCCACACTGGCGACTTTGTGGTGTCGGTGATTTGCACTCGGTCGCCCAAGCCAATCGGCTCGCCATCCGCTACCAGGCAGGCGTTTGCCTCATAGACCACGCGGGGCTGCGTCAGCTTTTGCAGGGCGTTTTCCGCTTTTCGCTTTAGCAGGTTCGGGTTCGTCTCGTCCGGGTAGAACACCTCGCCAAAGCGATGGACCCTTGTATCGCCCACCTTAACGCCCCAGCGCTCCAGGGCGTCCCCGTCCTCCACGTATTTGCAGTTATAGGTGCCTTCGGACCCCGGCACGGTGGCGTTCTCCATGGTCAAGCGGCGCATGTAGCCACCAGTGAAGTCGCCGTTGTCATCGATAAGCGGCATGCCCATTCCCCAACCGTAGAGTGCCGTGAACACTTCGGTGTCGAGCAGGGTCCTGCGACACCAGGTCAAGTTCTTGCCATATACCAATCGCACACCGTGGTCGTCTCCAATGCCGCCCGACTTCATACGCACGCGGCGGGACCTCACGCCCTTAGCATCCGCCGTGATAACTGGCTCAAATTCGACCTCACCCTCTATCTCCAGCTTATGGAGCGCGTCAAGCGCATTCATGTGATAGATCAGGCCGGTCATGAGTCCGCTGTCCTGCGCGACAATAGCGCCCCAGCGGTCCGGATAGAGTTCTCCCAGCACATCAGGTACGGCGTGGTAGGCCTTTGCCTGCTCAAGACGCAACTCTTCAATGTATACGGCTTTAAAGTCACACAGGCACGTACGACCAATCACCTTTGCGCCCTCGATGCCCATATCCTCGACAACGCTCACCACCACGTGCTCGCGCCAGCGCCCGTCCTGCGGATCGCGCCACAGGATCCGGTCGTATTTCTCTGGCAGCTCCTCACACCAGAACTCTATGGTGTCGTCTTCCAACAGCACCTCGGTATGGACCACGGCGCTCAGGGGATGCAGCAGCCCGAGCCGTCTGTCATCTCGGTCAAACCAAAAGAGCGTCGGCATTACAGCCACCTCTCATGGAACTCGCAGCTCGCGAGTGAGCAGGCGCGCAGGCTTAGAGTATGTTCGCCCGGGGGCATCCTAAAGAAGCTGCTCGTAAGCGACATCCTCGCGTCCGCCACCTCGCCGTTCACGGTCACCCTGCCCGCAACGGAATCGAAGACGACGATGTCCCCGTTCCTCGTCGGATCCAAGAAGGTCAGAATGGCATCCCCATCCAGGGAGATCGAGAACGTCTTGCTCGCAACAGCCTCCACCGTCACCACCGGGCTCGTCGGCCAGGTGCCGCCGACCGTAAACGAGAGGTCGCGCACGCTGCGAAGCGGCCCGTAGGCCACCGGGTCGTGCACCGTGAAGGTCACCGTGCAGGCACCGTCTTCCATCAGCTCGTCCCAGGCAACGCCCTCGGTCACCACGCAATCGCGGTAGGTCAGGTCGGGTTCCTCAGGTAGCACGAGGCTTCCCGCCTCAGCGAGCCAAGCGGCCAGCATATGGCGCGTCCTGCTCAGTTCAGCCGCATCCATACGACGGTCGCTTCGCAGCATCAGCCGCACCTTGATCTCAGTTGGCTGCATCTGCCCGCTAACTAAAAGGGCGCCGGGGCGCCCTGGTATCGTTCTGGTTTTCGGAATGGAGCAGATCGAGGGTGGAAGCACCGTCTTTGCGGTGCAAAGCGGTCCAAAGTCATGCCCGCGAAAGATAATCGACTTCACATGCCACCTCACACCGTTTCGCAGGTCAGGCGGGCATCGACACGCCAGATAAAGTACCCGCCGCTGTCGGTGCCCCTATACGAGGGCATCCCGGCGACCACGCCCAGCACGTCTACATCCTCAGCATCCAACCCGTGCCAGTCCTGCTCGTTCAGAGCGCGTGAACATAGGCGAGCGCGGTGGTATCCCTCCATGGCGCCCTCGGCAACCACCAGCACCGGCACCAAGGCCGTCCAGCGACCCGCATGCTTGCCCTCGGCGATCTGCTCAAACTCGGCCGCCTGCACCACAATCGGCGTCGAGCAGGTCCTGCGGGCAGGCGCCGCGGTAAACACGTCTTTAATATCCGCGGCCCCCAGCATGGAGGCCACGACATCCATAACGCTCACGATAAGGTCAGCTCCCAGTGGTGGCAGGTCCCATCGCTATCCTCAAAGCGTCGGCACTCGCGCACCAGATAATCCATGCCGCGGCACTCGACGCGGCTCCCGACGGGAATCTCAAACGCGCCTACGCTATTGACGCGATCCACATACATCAGCCCGCCGCCCGTACTCGAACGGTGGCCATCCTCACTCACCACGTCCACGGTCTGCACGCGCACGCAGCCCAGCGGGCGGCCGCCCTTAAAGCCGCCCTCGCCATCGGGCACGCGCACCACGACGCAGTCACGCAGCATCGAGCGCGGAATCGGACTCAAACCCATAAACGCCATCAGCCCAGACCTCCAAACAGGCAGCCGGTACCAAAGAGCTCACGCGTGGCAGCGGCACTTGCCTCCTCGCGCGAGGTCGTCTCGCGGTCCTCCAGGTAGCGGCTCACCTTGTAATCGCCCAGCGAGATAGCACCCTTGCGGTCCTCGTCCCACTCATAGAACGCCTCGGCGGCAGCGCAGATGGCACGCTTCCAGCAGATCACGACGTCGGCGGGAGCACCCGAAAGGTCGGGGTTGCCCGCCATCCACTTCACGTGGCGCTCAGCCTGCGGCAAGATGCGCGCGAACTCCTCCGCGCCCATCTCGCCACCAAATTCGTCCTGGTAGAAGATGTAGTCAACCGCGCCCACCGAGCACGTGCCCGAGCAGATGACCGGACGGCTGCACTGGTGCGCCATCCTTAAGCACCAACACTTGCGAACACGCCGTCCAGCTTGTTGTCGAGCAGCTCGACGATGCCGTACTTGCGGTACTTGCGCATGTAGGAGTCCAAGTTCTCAAGCTCGTCGGGGCTAAACACGCGGCCGGCAACATGCTTGTCGAACTTGATCACGGCAGATTTCTCCACCACGAGGAAGTTCAGAGCCTTGCCCTCAGCATCCTTGGCGTAACCGAACTGGTCACCGTCGCCCGTGTTCAGCTTAATCTTCGAGTAGAAGCGGCCTTGCGGCACCTCGACGATCTTGGCAAAGCGCGTCAGCACGTTCTTGGAAAGCGTCGGGTTCAGCGTCGAGTAATCATCGAGCAGACCCTTCAGCGTCGGCGTGATGAACAGATAGCGGCTCTCGCGCGTGACCTCCTTCTCGTCCATCGCGTTGGTCACGGTGCGCAGGTCGCCCAGGACGTCAGCGGCCTCGGCGGCGCTGTAGTCCTTGGTCTCCTTGGTCACGCCGGTATGGCCCGCGATCTCGGAGAAGGTGAAGGCGTCGCCCTCAGGGGCAACCTGCGTGCGCTGCAGCTCGGCGCCGGCAGCGACAAAGCAGTCCAGAACGCCGGCCTCCTCGACGTCCATCACGTCGGCAAGCAGGCGGATGCCGCGGTCATAGTTGAACGTTTTGGTCTCGTACTCGTAGGTGATGGCACCGGTCTTGTAGCCCTGGTTGCGCGTGTAGTCACCAAGGCCCGTCACGGAGATCTTCGAAATCATGATCTCCTTGGCGTTGCGGCCGGCACGGGCCATGCGGCGCGGCGAGTTCAGGCACGTGGACAGCGCCTCGCGCTTATACACCTCATCCAGGATGGTCGTATAGTTTTTGATAGCAGCAATCGTATTAGCCAAAATAGCCTCCCATCAGGGCATCTTCGAGCCCTATTCACCCAGTCCGGCAACCTCGCGCCAGTGCTTCAGCTGCTTCTCGCTATCCACGGCAGCGCCGGCACTCGGCAGGCCGGTCTTGCCCTTGGGCTTGGAAACTTGCTGTGAAGTAACCTGTGAAGCCTCAAACAGCCACGGCTCGGCGGCTTTCAGCGCGTCGACGTCGCCGTCATGGTCATCAAGCAGGGCTTGCGCGGCCTTCACGTTGCGAGCACCGGCTAGTCGCAGCTTAAAGTCCACGTCCTGTGCGGCCAGACGCTCCTCCAGCTCCTTGATGCGCGCTTCGGTCGCATCGGCTGCGGGTGGCGTTTCGTCTTCGGTCTCGGCGTCGCCGGAACCGTCCTCAACATCCTCGGGCGCGGTCTCGTTCAACGGCACCTCTTCTTGCCCTTCTTGGTCTTCCTGCGTCTCGTCGATCGTCTCTTCGCCATTGGCCTCAGCTCCCATGGATACCCTCCATAACCGGGCGGGCCGACATAGAAAAAGGCCCGCACCCCAAACAATTCGCGTTCAGGGTACGGGCCTGTCACAAGGTAGCCGTGTTGTTATCAGTGCTTAAAAAGTGAAGCCATCAGAGCGGCATTGGTCTTCAGGCGCTCAGCCTTCGCTGCGTCGTCCTTAACCCAGGCGCCGGGGTGGCCTTCATAGACATCGCCCTCGGCGCAGCCCTCAGGCATCTCGGCAAGCGGCACGTCCATAAACTTGCTGCCATCGACCTCAAGCACCGCCACATTTCCTTCAATGCGGTCAACGATTGCCTGCATATCGTCCTCCCTTAGGGGTTACAGACGCCACAGGGGGCGTATCCTTGAGCCTGAGCCTGTGACTTCGTCATTTCGGTCAAACTTTTACTGCGTGACGTGGTGCGACAACCGGGACGATGGTATTTACTTCCCGTTGGCGTAATCACAACCGTCGTGTCGGCACTGGGATCAGCCGCTGGCGCAGCTGGCGCCGGCTGAGCGGGAGCTGCCTGCTGCTCGGCGGCTCCACTCGATCCGCCACCGCCGCCGCCCGAGCCAATACCCTGCGACGAAGCGCCGGAGTCCTGGCTGGCAGCCGCAATGGTGCCCTCACGAGTGGCAGAAGCAGAAACGTCAGTACCGTTCGAGACCACAGTGATCGTGCCATGAACATAGGTGCCGGAGACCTGCGAACCAACACCAGACAATGCGTCCAGGACAACCTGCGTAGGATGACCGTAGGAGTTCTTACCATAGGAGAGCACGGCGATCGTGGGCGTCAGCTTGGCCGCAAGAGCGCTGCTCATGCCCGAGGCGCTGCCATGGTGCGAGACCTTCAACACGTCAACGTGTCCATCGACGCAACTATTCTGGGCCTCAACTGGCGCATCGCCCGTAAAGAGGAACGTGTTCTGCCCGTAGGTGACCTTGATAACAACCGAATAGGCGTTGTCCTCGGAATAGCTCGCGCCCTGTTGAGGCCATAGAATATCGATTGAGTAGTTCTCACCCGTCGCAATCTGACGTCCGGCATAGGCGGGTTCAATGCCCATGCCCTTATTCGAGATGGACGTAAGAAAACGCGTATAAGTCTGCGTGGGGCTGTTCGCCTCAGGCGCCCAAATTGATCCGATTTCCATCGAGGAGATAACGCTGTCGAGCCCACCGATATGGTCGGCATCCGGGTGCGTCGCCACGAGCCAATCAATCGTCGGTCGACCATCCGCCCTCAGCGTCGCCATCACGGTATCGGCCTTGCCCCGCGGCGTGTCAATCAGCATCGTCTTACCGTCGGGGAACTCGATAATGCTCGCATCGCCCTGGCCAACATCGACAAACTTCACGACCAAATCGGTCAGCGTAGCAGGTTCCGGCTCGGGTTCAGGCTCAGCGACAGCAACCGGTTCAGTCGAAGACTTTTTCTTAGCCTTGGATTTCTTCGGCTTGGCCTTCTCAATGGCAGGCTGTTCAGATGAAACAGAAGTGCTGCCACCGTCAAGCGCGATTCCGACACCGATAATGGCGAAAAACACTGCGAAGGAAGCAACTGCCCAGACAATTATCTTGCGTATATCCCGCTGCTTTTGCCGTCGTTTAATCTCTCGATGGCGTGACAGAGGTTTCCATTTCGGAGGCAGAGGCTCCTCATAGGTCGGATCGACAAAATCCTTAACCTTCGAAGCGGCCTTACCCACAAAGCCAGAAGCCTTGGAAGCCTTTTGCGGCCCCTCAACCCGCTCCTGCTCAGCAGGCTCCTTTTTCTTCTTCCCCGGCAGTTTCACAGCACAGCCCTTTCTGTGAGAAGCTATTTCTTCCTGTACTCGTCGAGCGTCTTGCCGCTCTCGTCCTTCCAGACATTCCAGCCGTTGTTCGAGCAGCCAAGCACGACCCAACCGGCAGTTGAAGGCGATTTCGTCACAACATCCGCCTGCAGCACGCCGTCCACGATCGGTGCCGTACGTCGTGGCTCGGGGGTCCAGACGACCCCCTCGTTAACCGGCAGGCATTTCGCACCGGCCTTAACGATAAACGCGCCGTCCTCAACAACCATCTGAGCCACAGCAGTGCCTTTGCCCTTACGGGTCTGCTTCAGGTGATAGGTTCCATCAGGAATGGAGGTCCAGTCATCCTTCATATGGCGCTTTTCGGTCGCCTGGTCAAAGGACTCCTCGCGCGTCTCGGTCTCGGGATAGACCTGCTTACCGTCAAAGGAAGCAAGCAGCTGAATCACCAAGTCAATATCGAGAGCAAAGAGTTCCGAGCCCGGCACGCGAGCCTTAGAGAAGATCTCGTCAAGCAGCGCCTCCTTCTCGTCATAGTCTTCAACCTCGATAGCAAAGCGCCTTTTCAAACCGACGACATTGAAGTAGCCGTTACGCTCAAGCGAGTACATACGGCCCTCAAAGTTGCCCGTACCGGTCTTACCGATCTTCACGAGACCGGGTACGACGGTCTCCATCACATAGATAATGCCTTTGGCCATGCGGTCCCCTCAAGACGAATAACAACGAAGCCCAAATTAACGCAAGCCCGGAAGTATTGAGCTGACGAAATCAGAGAATGTAAACGAACCCGCGCCAGAGATTGGGTTCTGGTCAAACACCATGAAGTACTCGAACTGATCGCCAGCTTTATCTGCCCATTGCTTGCCCATCGCAAGCTTATCGGCAGAGTTGGAATTAGTGAGGTGCCCGCCCTTGGTCTCAATGGCTAGGACTCTTCCGCCGTTGGTTCGAGCAAGGAAATCCGGATAATGGTTGATGAACCCATTGATGCAGAACTCATTCGCGCGACGCTCTACCACTCGATGCCACCACATAATACTCGGGCAGTTCGACAGAGCATCGACCATCTTACGCTCAAGACCGTCGCTGCACTCTTCCTCCGCTTCATAGAGAGAATGTTGGTAAGCATCGGACGGCCGCGAGAGCACGAAATGCTCAGGGAAAGAATAGGCCTCCATGTTCAACCTGATCTTGCCCATGCTCTGAAGCTTATCGAAGCGATCTCGACAGTGCTTCGCGCTTGCTGCATCGATTTTTTCTTTTATGGTGGCAGCGAGCAATCGCGGTGAATCGTAAGCGGCACCGATTTCGTCAAACGAGAAGTCATCAACTAGACGCACGAGGTAGTCCTTAAGTTGAGCCTCGCCATACTTGTTCAGAAACTGCTTCGAGAAAACATTTAGAGTCGAAGCGACAACTGAGCTTTTCTGGCCTTCTTCAGAAAGGCCGTCAAAAATGCTTCTCATCTGGCGCAAGCGTTCTGCGCTCAACTGAGTAATGCGGTATCGGTCAGAATCATCGAGAATATCAATGGCGCGGATATCATCAATAGAAGATGCGTTGAATTCAATGTTCTCGGTCCCCAAACGCTTCAGCTTGAAGTCATCAAGAAGGGCCACGCAATCAAAGGGCTGCCACCCTCCCAAGTCAAACAGGTCGTTTCCGCCCACGTTGTCGATTTCATACATCGGAAGATGAACGCCTGAAGCATATTCAACAAAAGCAGGGGCGATGCGATAGGTTTTCATATTCCCACCAAATCCGGCACTAAAATCGTAGCCAGTGCCACCTGACGAGGCATCCTGCTCAAAACGTTTTTCAAACTCACCAGCATCGCTCAACATATCGTCAATTTCGTCTCTGCCGGTATCTTTATCACCAGTTTCGGGTGCTGGCGGCTCATGCAAATCAAAGTCGCTATAGTCAGTCGGATCAGCATCAGCGTCCAACCCGCCATCTTCAGGTTGCAGCTCATCAGTTGTAGCCTGCCCACCGCCGATGATGGTTTGGGCATCCTTGGAGACAACATCTTCCTTGGCAAAACCAACGCCGTTCAATCCGTTAACAACCTGGTCAAGCGTGGCATTGAAGTCGGCTGAGGAAGTCAAAACATACGAAGCGTTCAGCGAAGCTACCGAAGCTCGTTTTACATAGGGTTGTCGCAGAACACGTCCAACAATCTGTTCAACACTCACTTGTGAGTTCTTATTGGCGACCGTGGCCAAAATGTAAGCAAAGGGACAATCCCAGCCCTCGGCAAGCGCGTCAACGGTTATCACAAACCGTATCGGACAATCTCGGCTCATGAGGTCAACGTCTTTGAGTTCATTAACTTCACCGGTGCGAATAGCGACCTGCTCCTCAGGAACCCCGCACTTTTCGACGATCCGCTTCTTAAGCTTTCCAAATGTTTCGGCCTCGTCATCGCCTCTGCGCTCGGCCTGAAATAGAACGATGGGCCTGATATAGTCCCCGGTCACCTCTTCGTTGCCAAGAGCCAATCCCTCAAGTTTACGCTGGAGGGCAATTGCGTCAACGATTACATTTGATTTGTCTCCACGGCGATAAACAATCACGGGGAGCTTTACCATCTCCTCGCGCTTCAGGTCGCGAGCAGTAGCCTGAGTAATAACATTCGATTTATTTGATGGCGTGGCGGTCAATTCAAGAACAAAACGAGGGTTTAGATTCTTGAGCATGTCAATAGAGAGCTTGCTTCTTGCATGATGCGATTCGTCCACAATCACGACGGGGTTTAGACCAGCTAAGACTGAAATCAGTGCAGTGTAGTCTGCATCGTCAATTTCGACCGCCACCCCTTCTGCCTTCTGTTGCTCTGCAAGATCAGCCAAAGAAGAATTCTCCCTAAAGGCGCGCATGCCTTCCCTGTTCTTAAACGAATCAAAGGACAAGACAAAGAAATTCAATTGTTCATAAACGGTTCCGATGGAGAAATTCCTTCCAACCAGACCGTCTTCTTTATTAAGCACCTCAACGCGACTCTGGAAATCGCGGTTGAGCGTCATCCGCGTAAAATGATCAGGATCACGGAACTGTCGAAGCGTCTGAGAGAGGATCTCGTTGCGAGGCACAAGCCAGACAACAGTCTTAGCATCGCTCGGCAAGGCATCAAATATGTGTTTGACCGCGTTGACCCCCAAGAAAGTCTTGCCGCCGCCCGTTGGAACCTTAATGCAAACGCGAGGGATACTTCCCAAATCGTCGTGGTATTTTGCAACGCTGTTTACTCCGCGGGCGCCGGGCGTAAGACCCAAATCCCTAAAGTAGGCATCGTAAGCGCTCTTGGCATCCATGGGCACGTCTCCATTTACATACTTAGCCAAGAATCGCGACAAGTCATTAAGGACGCGGCGCTGGTAAATCTTCAATTCCATGGTCTACATCCTTACGATCTCACGTGGCACTTGCTTGAAAACAATGCCAAGTCTTTCAAGAGTATTGGAATCAATCAGGCAGCGGTCAGCATATACAACGGTCGTCTGCTCGCGCCTCGGAAAAGTGGACAAAAGCTGAGGCGTCAAACAAGTTTCGTCATCAGGCTCATAGCACAGGTAGTAAACGGTATGCCCAACTACGCCCATAAGATAGGGACAGTCATCGGTACAATCAACAAAGGGCTCCTTGGACTCTGTATGCCAAACATATCTCATAACGTCCATACGATTGACGTCAGAGTTGAGCGTCCCATCACTATTGAAAAGCGCAGGGCCAAGCTCATAGAAAGAAAAGCCAGAGTCAATACCAGGAACAGCTTCTTTTTTCTCTGTAACGGCTTCGACAACAATGCTGCCTTCATCGATTTTAGGACCATCAATCCTTAAACCCTGAGCGGCGCCTTCAGTTGCAGCCAGGCTGGCTTTTTCATAAAGAAGGCCTACGTTTTTAAGTGAGGAGTTCGTTAACTTCTTTTTGAAAATCGTCTCAGTCTGCTTAGACTTGACGGTATAGCCCGCAATAACTCGTCTTTGCCGCTCAGCGGTTACAGAGTCGGCATAATCCATCATTTCGATCAGGATATATCTACGAGAACCATGATCTTGTTTGTTCAATAGCTGCACGGCGTGGCCAGTCGTCCCCGAGCCAGCGAAGCTATCCAGCACGAGGGCATCTTTTCGGGCAACTGCTTTTATAACGCTCATTACAAGATTAACGGGCTTTGGGTATTCAAAAACGGCTTTGGCTGAATCTGAAAAAATGTTAGAAAGCTCGGCAGTGCCGTTGGTAGTCCGGAATTCTTTTTCCAGCCATATTGTAGGTATTTGGCCACCAACAGTTGAGTTTTCCCCAAAGCGAAGAGTGGGAAGAGGGTCTTCCTTGCCAACAACTTCGAGATCGCCCGATTGAATCTTTTTAATAACGCCACTTGGCAAATACTGGATGCTGTAATCGTTGCTTATAGCGCTATTGCTATTAGGTGAAACTTTAATATAGCCCTTCTCCCAGTCACCCAGAAATCTATCAGGAGCCAATCTCCAGACGCATTCTTTTCCTTTTGAGGTGATAGGCCATACAGCGCATGCTCCATCAGGGACAGCGCAGGTATATTCATATTCTTCTAGATTGCCGGTATACGCCCCCTCATCCACCAACTCTTTCAGGCTTTTCCCGCAACCCAAAACAGCCATTGTTTTTTTGTCTATAAAAATGGGATATGTTTGATTTGGCCTTTGCGTTTTATCGAACGTACTCAGCGTCATTCCTTCGAAAGGCGAGCGGCTTTTACCGCCGCTAAAGCTGAGCGGGTTAGGAGAGAAATCTCGAGGGCAGATGAAAATCAGATATTCCTGCGAGACATTAAATCCATCAGAAGGCTTACCTCCTGAAGTCTGAACGGTAACAAGCTGAACCTTTTTAGGAGCAAAAATCTCATTGCAGAGTTGAACAAGATTATTGACTTCGTGCAAACCAATGCTGATGACAATCGCGCCATCTTCCTTAAGCAGCCTATCAAGCAGGCGAAGCCTCGGATACATCATGCACAGCCATTTGTCGTGGCGAGAGAAGTCCTCCCCCTCCTTGCCGACAACCTCGCCAATCCACTTTTTAATTCGAGGGTCATTCACATTATCGTTATAGACCCATCCTTCATTGCCAGTGTTGTAGGGCGGATCAATATAGATGCAATCAACCATGCCTTCGTATTCAGGCAAGAGCGCCTTCAACGCCTCTAGGTTATCTCCATGGACAACCATGTTTCCGCAATCAAATCCATGGCTATTGAGCACACCCTTTTCGGGAATGCGCTCCAAGATGCGGTAAGGGACGTCACGATGATGGTTAATGACCTTATCCTTGCCCATCCAATTAAGCGTTGGCATGGCGGAGACCTCCAAATCAAAAAACAACAGCTCCATTTTACCGGTGCATTTGTTGCCAACAATTGAAAAATAGCACCACCGACCCCACGCCTCCCGTCGTTCACCGAAGGAGTCTGTGCAAATTCCCAGCCTCGTTCAATAACCAATTGAGAAACAAGGAGGCTAAAAATGGCACTAATCGAATGTCCAGAATGTGGCGGTAAGGTTTCAGACAAGGCACCGGCATGTATACACTGCGGTTACCCCTTGAACTCAGCGCAGGAACAAAACAGGGGCGACGCAAACAGTCCTGATATAAACGAATATGATTTGATATTGCACAGCTATGGAAATAGCCAGCTAGAAGTTGTCCGGGCAATCCGGGAGGTCACAAACCTCGGATTGAAAGACGCAAAGGAGCTTACGGAGGATCTACCAAAAGTAGTCGTTCGAAATGTTACAAAAGAACAGGCTAATGCGTTGGCCAAAAAGATTAGAAGCTACGGCGGCGAGTCCATGTTAGCCCCCTCCCGACTAACGAGCGCAGCCAGCAAAAGCCCAGCTAACAATAAAGAGGGCAAACAGTCAGTCGTGAGATGCACGAAATGCGGATCGGAATCAATCTCGACAGGTCAGCGAGGCTATTCGTTGATGTGGGGTTTTATCGGTGCGGGCAACACAGTAAATCGCTGCGCAAATTGCGGCTACAAGTGGAAGCCGAAAGGTTAATAGCGTAGTGATCCCATCAAAACTTATCTAAGTACAACCAGCCCGCGCGCCAAGCCAAAAGCGGGCTCCTTTTATACACCCCGCCCGGACACGCCCACGCAACCCTCACACCACGTTCGCTTTACAAACAAGAACACTCGTTCGATACTAGTACTACCAAACAGCGAACACGCGTACGAAAGGGGCGGCAGCATGATCATGAAAAAGCACTCGCTCGCGGGTACCTGCGGCATCCCACGCGAACCCGAGCGAATCTACATTCAAGTCGATACCATCGCCGACGATAGCCCCACAACGGGACCTGCCGACCCGCAATATATCCACTGGGCCGACGGCCGCTGCTGGAAGACCGAATCCATCTACTGCCGCCAAGAGTTCGGCCGCATGATCTTCGGCAACCTGTGCGTGCGCTACGACATCTGCATCGCGCGCCAGCGCCGCACCCTGTGGTGGGAAAACGGCCGCTGGTTTGTCAGGCGCGGCTCCGGAATCGCGGTGAGCGCCTAGTGGCCACCGACATCCCCGCAAACAAGACCATACGCTGCCGCGGCACTAAACCCGGCCGCCGCGTGCACAAGCAATACGTGGACGTGTTCGCGCGTACCAATGCCGATGGCTCTATCGTGCCCATTCGCGTGTGCTGGCCCGACGGCCGTTGCTTCACCATCGACGAAATCGTGAAGACAATCCCCTTCGGCCCCATCATCCACGACACGCAGACCGCGACCTACACCTGCCGCTTCGCCCGCTGGAAGACCGAAATCTACCTCGAGCACTATCACAAGGAGGACTCCATCCACGGCGCCGAGGACCACCTGCGCTGGTGGGTCTGGGCATTTGACAACACCTTGGTCAAGAACGATATCGACCCCACCCCGTAGGGGACATGGTCCCCTGTCGGTATATGTGTCAAATAAGGGGGATGTCCAAAATCAAAGAGGTGTAGAGAACAAAAATTGAGGGAAAAGCATCGCGCGAACCAAAAGCAAAGCAACAAGAGCGAGCGAAGCAACAAAGCAAACGCGACAACGAATGCAGGAAAGCGTGGCGATCAGAACAAAATACCTGCCGCCCTGTCCTGCGTCGTACCCTGTGTCAAATAAGGGGGTATACAAACAAACGAGAGAGAGGCAATACTAAGAACGAGAGCGAACGAAGCAAGCGAAGCGAATCTCAAGCGAACCAAAGCAAAGCGAAGCGAACCGAATCAAGCCAAGCGTGCAGACAGCAAACGAAGAAGCGGCCAGAAACAACCAGTCCCACATCGTACCCACTGTCAAAAGGACCCCATATGTTTGAAACGTACGACAACAAACTCGAGACTCCAGCCGGAATGCTGAGCGTAATCGGAAACAAAGGCGCGCTGACATTCGACATCGATGAGATTGAAAGTGGGAACAAACTCAAGCTCGACCGCATGGTCGTCCTTCACGTCGCACTCGACGGCATGGAAAAGAACGTACCGTTCGTCCTCTCTGTCAACGGGAGCCCACTTATAGGATTCGAGCCAACAAAGCAGGGCATTCGTTACGCGACAACGCTCGCAAACGGAACCACCTTCGGCATCGACGTACTCGACCCAGCGAAAAGCGCATCAGGGTTCCATGTCGTGGGCGACGTCAATGACTACCGTCTCGAACTGGGCAGTGATAACGAGCTTTCAATCGTCTCCCAAACCGACGAGCCCGATACATTTGCCCATATCGCCGTGGCGTGGGCGCAAACTGAGGAGCTCGCGAAGGCAGCGCTCTTCATCAATCCAAGCGCATAGGCTGCATCGATAGCTCTGTCAAAATACCCCGTGCTTGGAACTAGGCAACAGAACGGAATTACAAGGCGTAAAAGAAAAACCCGGCGCAGGCTATACACCCAAGCGCCGGGCCGGCCAAAATGTAGGAAGGACTTTGACCAGCTCAAAGTTTACCACCACCTCAGACGACCAGCGTCCGCACGAGCCTCTCTGCCCAACGTCCAATAGGTCATTTCAGGGGGGGTATCGCCCACCGCCCAGCAGGCAAAGCCGCCACCGGGCGCTTACGGTAACCCAGTCGTTCCGCCCCATGGCCCCCGGCAAAGCTCCGTCGCGCACCGGCTCGGCACCACACCCGCCCTACCCGCACGCCCAAAAGTCACGCACGGCCACCACCCGGCCCGCCCGCTGTGCGCCACGGCTCGGGCCAGCCACCTGCCAAACACGCATGCACGGGTAACGGGGACGGCCGCCGTCCGCTCCGCCCCCGCATAGCCCGCGGCTCGCGCCAGCCCTGCGGTCTGTCGCTCGTGCCCGCGGGCATGCGGCGGCTCCGCGGCCGTCGGCCTCAGCAAGGATAACGGGCGTGTTTGGCAGGCGTCTGTCCCTTGCAGCGGGCGCACAGCGGGCGGGCCGGGTGGTGTCCTGCATCAGTGCGGACAAGGGGGCGTGCGGTCCGGGCGGGGTGGTGCCTCGCTTGTCGGTGCGCACTACGCTTTGCCGGCGGCCATGGGGCTACGCTCCTCGGGTCGGCGCACCCGGCGACGTCTTTGCCAGCCCGGCGGTGGGCACACCCGTCACTCAGGGCTCGCACCGTCGACGGCGGGGCGCGACGATCACCCAGGGGCAGCGGCCGCGCCAGCGGATCGCCGGCGCCACTCCGGAGCAGTCCGCGCCACGGCCAGGCGACCGCCACTCAGGAGATCGACCCGACCACTACGGAGCCGGCCACACCCCCTCAGGAGATCGCCACCAAGACTCAGGAGCCCGAGGTCACCCCGGAGGAATCCACATCGTCCACCGAGGGCTCGCCACTCTCACTCTGGCCCGACCGTCCGCTCGCAGCGTCCGCCTCAGCCATCGCCGCCCTGGCCGTCGCCTCATCCTCGCCGAACCACTTCACACGGTACTCCCAGGGCAGCATCAGCCCCGCCGCGACCTCGCCCATGTCCTGCGCCTTATCTGCCGCCGTGTCCGTGATGATCGAGTCGTCGAACGTCACGCGCACCTCGCCCTCGTCGGGCAGCGGCTCACCCATATGGCGGGCGGCACAAATCACCGCATGGAAGATCTGCCTCAGCGCACGCTCCAGCCCGTGCTCATGGCGGGCGATGTTACGCATGAGCGCAGAGTTATCGCTCGACACCTCCGTAGCGGTCTTCACATAGCCCGTCTCCGTGTCGAAGTCGAAATACTTGCACCCAAAGCCGCAGAGGTCGCCCAGGAGCGATAACGACGTCCTCAGGGCCGTCAGCTGCTGATCGGTACGCAGCGGCGGCGCGAACTCCTGGATGGTATCCTCCGTGCTCATCACCTTCCTGAACACGGTACAGTCATGCTTGCCGAAGGGAATGGCCACACGCTTGCCGCCGTCCGTGCCCTGGTCCACCAGCACGTCAGCGACAAAGATGCGCATCTTACCTGCGTCGACCTCGTTAATCAGTGCGTCGAAGGCCAGATCGACGGCCTGCACCGTGTCGACAGCGTCCGCAAACACGCTCTGTCCGTACGGCGATAGGTCCACGCGCGTATTGTCCACGGCAGGTCGGATCAGGGCGAATGTCGGGCTCGGGCATCCGCTATCCCACTCAGTGCACACGCCCTCGGGCTCCATAACGTTACCGTTCTCATCAAAGACGACGGTGATGATCCGATACGTCAGCTCCTGCCTGCCGAGTTTCTGGCCGAGCGATCCGATATCACCATCAAGCCCACCGCGCACGTGCATCTGCAGCTGATCATATGCATGCCCGCGATACACAACGCGCGTCACGAAGGCGCACTCGGTGCATCCGTCCTCGTCCCACGTCAGCGGCACGATCATCCGGGCATCGTAATGCCGAACCCTCACCTTGCCGGCGTCCCCGTCCACCCACAGGGCCCAGGCGCCGGTGCCGAGGCCGAAGGCTCGCACCAGGCACGCCTGCGCCGCCTGGAGAAAGCCGGAGTCCTCAATCCAGTCCTCCATCCACTCCGTCACGGCCTTGTTGTCACACGCACAAATAGTCTTGTCGTTCAGCAGCAGAGAGCCCCACTCGGTACACACCCGCATTGCGGGCTTCACGCTACGCCGATGCACCTCATACGAGCGGCCGAACGCATCCGTGTCGTAGTAGTCGTAGAAGCTGCCCTCAGACCGCATCCACTCATTCCACTCGCGGATATGCTCCTCCATCGGCTCCAACGGCAGCACAAACCCAAGCCCACGCAGATACGCCCTCACATGCTCAGGCACCCAATACTCATCATCCACAACCAAGATCAGCCCAATCTCCCGCATCCAATGTCGAGCAAATTGAACCGTCCGGTCACAATTAACGAACCGCCTGCCGAATGGATCGTCCCAAAAGGGCGGGTGCGACTATCATATGGGAGCTGCTGATATTCCATTGGAGGAACGAATGAACGTCACGAGAAGAGCCTTTGTCGCCGCATCGCTCACCGCCGCGCTCGGCCTAACCGGTTGCGGCAACAACTCCTCACCCGTTACCGAGGACATCACGGATAAAATTCCGTTTACGAGCTACACCTTCAACGAAGCTGAATTCATACTGCCGAAAGCCTGGGAAGAGCTCGGTATGGACGCTGTTGACACCGATGGTTTTATTAGCAACGAAGATGACGGGGGCAAGTTCTTTTTCTGCATCGCAGAAAGCAAAATGGACTATTCCAAGGATGATAACCAAAGGTACCTCATGCTCTATGCCGAGACCATTGCCGATGCATATTGGACCGACTACAAGCTCCAGGCTGACCCCGACTTCATACTCGACTCCGACTATGGCGTCGTAAACTATGATGTCGACGTCTATAAGAACGACGAGATCTCCGAAAAGGGAAAGATGTTCGTCGCGATGCGCGACGGCTGGATAATCCATGGCTACATCGTTTTTGCCGCCGACAGCTACGAAAATGATCAGCAGGCAATTGCCGAGAAGGTGGCCGAGAATGTCTGCTTCAACAGCGACTGGGACTTTGGTTCTACCGAGGAATAAGCTTGCGCGGAACTCACGAAGCATAATGAAAAAGAACGGCCCCGAGGGAACTGGTACTCCCCGGGGCCTATCCGTCCGCACGGTCGACATGAAATAACACACGCAGACGGCTACTAACCATTCTAATCAATATGCCGAGCATTCAACCGTCGAGTATTCAGCTGCCGAGTATTCCACCGGCAACCATTACCCGCGCAGAACGTCGTCCATCATGGCATACCGCACCGCATCAATCGAGTGATCGTTCCCGTCCGGAATATCATCAATCCACGTCCCGTCGCGATCGCGCAGGTACTCCTTGCACGTGAACTCCGCATACGTCAGCGGACACCGCTCCGCATCGATGCAGATCTCCCGCAGTCCCGCCAGCCAGTCATACGACAGCCGCCGCATCCGGGCCTTCCTCGCCGGACGCGCCCGCAGCCCAAAGTCACGCCGATACACCGCCATCGACTGCTTTCCATCCGGCGTATCGTCACACCAGATCAGCTCGTCATGGAAATACGCATCCTCCCCAGCCATGTCGCTATACGTCATGGCATCCACGACCATCTGCCCCGTCTCCGCGGGCGTCTTCCTGTTGGCGCTCATCTCGCTATAAATGCTGAGCCTTCGCGCGCCCGGCTCCCATCCGCAGCGCACGAACCGCCAAGGGTCAGGGAACCATCCCCAGTCAACGCCGTTGCGCGTCCTCTCAAAGCCGCGGCACCTCATATCGCTCATACGAATGTCGAGGATGTTGTCGAACACGTTGCCGCCGGTGCCAGTAACCTCCCCCAGATACTCCCATCGCCAAGCCTGTTCGCACGTCTCCCGCAGATACTCAGCTTCCTCAATAAAGGGCTCGCCCAGCCACTCAGGATGCGACTCCACTACGTCTAGATAAGAAGAATGCCGAACGATCGTGTCGCAACGCCTACAACGCTCCAGGCGCTCCACGTTCACCCAGGACCACATCGTCTTGGGCGGGTTGTAGCTGTAGAAGATCCAGAACCTATCGCCGCCACGCCTCAAAGAGTTCAATATCGAGCGAACGGCCTCAATCCCGTCAAACTGGTCCAGCTCCTCAAACCAGACAACCGCGCAATACCCCTTGGTAAACTTCACGGATTTCAGCTTCACCGGATCATCCGCACCACGAAACACAACCCTCTGCCCCGTAGGCTTATAGATGATTTCCATTGGTGAGATTTTGCACTGGAAGTACCCCTCCAGCCCCAGCGCCTCAATGGCCCAAAGCATCTGCTGATACACCGAGTCCCTCAGCGTATTGCCGAACCGTCGCACAATGCAGGCGTTCGCCTCCGGAAAGGCCACGATCAGCAGCACGATAGCCACGCTGATAAAACTCGATTTCGTGCTGCCTCGACCACCGTGCATCCAGTAATGCGTATGGCCATGAGCCATCACATCGCCCAGCACATCATGAAAAGACGGGATGACGAGATCGGCCGCCTTAACCATTCGTATCCGCCGAATCGCCCGTAGCCGTGCGCACCTCGACGCCGAGCACGATCTTGGGCGCATCCTCGGACTCGACGGCAGTCTTTCGCGTCTCGGGACGGCCGAACTCATCAGGATACTTTCGCTCCAGAAGCCAGGCGGCAGCAGTCCAGTACTGTCGCTTCGCGAGGGCGGCGCCGCGAATCGTATCGAGCAGTTCCTGCTTATAACGAGCTTCCGCTTTTTTAAATTCCTCGCTTAACACGCGATGCAGACGGGCAGACGGCTTGTTCAACCATCGATAAAGCGTCGCCTCATGGATGCCAACGGCCATGCAGATGTCCTTGTTGGACATCCCTTTGCCTTTCAATTCGCAAATGATCTTGATGAGATCTTCAGTAATCTTCGGCTTCAAATAAACCTCCTCCGACCAGCGTTTAACTACCGCTTATGGTCGAAGGAGGTCACAAAGAGGCAAAAGTTAAAAAGCCCTGGGCCAGCCGTAGTAACCGGCGTTGGCTCGGGGCTCAAGCGTTAGGCTCTCCAGTTATGCCCGCAGTTTTGGCAAATGCAAACGCTCTTGGTCTTCTGCTTAATCTTCTGTCGTTTCGGCACGAAGATCTTCACAATAAGCGCGGGCAGAGTAAAGAAAAGCCATTTAATCGGAATCCAGTACCATCCAATACACACCCACCAGATGATTCCATGGTGCTTGTCGACGAGTTTCGTCTGTTGAACGACGTTGACCATCACATTGGTCGAGCCGCATTTCGGGCATCTCATAGCATTTCCCCCTTCATAGACAATAGCCCCGAGTATAGTCAAGTGTGGGTTCCCAGCCATTAGCCGAGAGCTAAGATTTAACCTTGTTCCCGCCCCCAACTCGCACCTTTGTCGCCGCCTCGAGTTCGTCTTCCTCAGTAAAATGGATGCATACACGGTAGACAGGAGCGGCTATGCCAAAGTTCCAGTACGTTAAAACCGGCGACTTCGAAGCCCCAGCTAGATTCAAGACCAAAGGCGGGGAGGCACTTTCCGGCTTGCTAAACAAGCTGACCCTACCCGGCACGCTGCCAGATAGGGTCGACTATATCCTGAAAAGTCAGATGGCATGCGATGCAATTGTTTACAGCGCGATCTGCCTCATCCCGCTCCATAAAAACGAGGGGCTCTTCCTAGAAGCGACACTATTTCAAGGCTGCCCTCTAGAACGTGTCACCAATCCGCCCACCGTCCATCCAGTCATAATTAGGGCAGAACGGGCATTTAGAGTTCGCACAGACGGAATCAGACCGGAAATCATAAGTGACCTGGAATGGAATGATGAAACGAGGACGTGGGAGCCGCACTCCTTCCTCAGCCACACGGCTGAGTATGCAATCATCGAAGACATAATCGTAGCCGGCTCACGAGTGAGAGCCTAACGGATCAGCCTCGTTCCCGCTTCCCCCTCAACCCGTACCGCCTTCGCAGCCGCGAGTTCGCCTGCCTCAACCGCGCGTACTCGCGCTGCAGGGCCTCAAGCTCAGCACCCTCAACACCTGCCGCCTCAGCCTGGAGAAGCTCGTTATACGCCCGTTCCTCCTCGACGTGCAGCCGCTCGGTGCACAGCGGGCACATTCCGGTCGTACGCACCAGACGCACGCCGATCACCCCGCACTCGGGGCACTGGGGACGCACCTTCAGCGACACATGGATTCGGCTCGCATGCGCCTCGACGGAGCGCACCGTCCGGAACACCCCCGTCTCACGGTAGATCGCCTCGCGCACGCCCGCGGCCCCCAGGTGGCTCTGCTCGCGCACGATCTCCTCCTGCCGGCACGTCCAGGGAACGGCAGGACCCGGGCGGCTCATGCCCTCATCAGGCCGTCGATGGCCTCGCGCGACTCGTCGAGCATCTTCACGAGCTCATCGCTCGCGCACCCGTAGACCTCGCAGACCTCCAGAAAACTCGCAATCGCGACCTTCATCGATGCACAGGCATAGAGAAACTTGGCCTCGTTCATCTCGTCGTGCTCAATCATCATCAGAAACCTCCGTAATCTCGCGGTTACGTTACGGGGCGCCCAGCCTATATCTCTTATATATTTCTTACCTTTATAGAGAGATAGGAAAAGGGCATCCGTAACCGTGTAACTGCGTAACAATCCCAGCTCAAAAGGGTTACGGCACGACATGCCAGACCGTAACCAAACCGTTATGACTCGACGCGGCGCCTAAACACGCGCACGGTCTTGACACCCACGCCAAACTGCCGCTTGGCCACGACGCTCTCAAAGCCGTAACGCTCGTTTATCTTGCGGGTGAACTTCTGCCGTCCAAACGGCCGCAGCCCGCTCGACTCGCACCATGCCTTGTAGTCCTCATATCTCCAAGCGATAACCGCCTCGGCAAAGTTATCGCCATCAAGCATCTCATCCTCAATCCAGCTCAGGACCGAGTCGTTGTCCGCACGCACCTCGCCGGCAAGCGCATCGCTCCTGCCGTTCGGGGTCATGCCGTTTTGGGCTATCAATCGCCGCAGACCCTCAACGCCCACGCGCACGAGGTATTCCGCTGCGGCGCTACTGGTGAGCTTCTCCCAGATGCGCGGGTCGTAATCGGGGTCGGACTTGGCAAACGACGCCTCGAACGGTATCGGGAACAGTCGCCGCATCATGCCCTCGCTCGAGTCGCCAAGCGATGGAAACTCATTGCAGCTGAAGACCAGCGTGCAGTACGGTCGAAATTCGAACCCCTCACCGTTCTTAACGTCGGAGTAGATCCACTCTCCCGTCACGACCTTCTTAAAGACGGAGAGCACGTCGCCGTTCAGCCGTTCATTCGAGATATCATCGCCCAAATTCGCGAGCTTGCCTAAGAGCCTGCCCGCCTGGAACTGCTTGCCCACCACATTGATATCGAGTGAGCTCACGTTCTCGTTCCCCAGCACGTTGCGCAACGCCAGGATGAAGGTGGACTTGCCGTTCGACCCCGAGCCGATCAGCACCGGGCATTGGCCAAACTCATTGCTCCGGTACATGCACATGCCGATCGTCTCCTCAAGGTTCGCACGCACCTCGGCGCGACCGCAGCTGATCCGGTCCAGAAACTTGTCGGCCGCCTCGTCGTACGCGTCGGCGCGGTACGAGTGCGGGATGATGTTGGTGATAACCATGTCCGCCGCCTGGGGAACCAGCCCGTGCTCAAGGTCCAGCACGCCGTTGGCAAAGCCCATCAGCGTCGCAGACGATGCCTTGGTCTCTGGCGCCATGTGCAGGATGTAGTTTCGAACCTCTTTCTGATCCGCCATCTTGCAATCGTCCAACAGGTCGATGGTCGCACGGTTGATCTCCTGCCAGCCCGTGGCATAGCGCTTGCCATCCCAGATGGCGGGCGCTCCGTCGATGATGCAGGCCCTGTGGGCATCAATCAGCTCACGCGCCACCACGTTATGGCGAACGGGACCGGTCGGGTTCCCGTTTTTGTCGAGCTTCCGAAAAGCACGTGGACGGCCCTTCTCATAGCGAGAGCATACGCTGCCCAAGATCTTCTTGATATCCTGCTGAGGCAACGGTGGAAAGCACCGCTCGCCGTTCACCGCCTCGACCGCGGCGCGGATATGGGCATCGTCCTTACCCTGCGCCTGCAGCGAGCTCGCATACCGGAAGAGCGTGTCGTTGCGCGCACCCGCGCCGATCTCCTCCGGCAGCGTGAAGCGTGGGCCCGATGTGCCGCCCGGGCGCGCCTCAGCCGTCGCCGCTGCAGGGCGCACGAAATCCAAGAACGCCAGGACGTTGGCATCCGCCTCGGCGACCCCGACCTCCTCCGACGACGCGAGCCACGTGTAGCGCCTGCCGTTGGGGTGTACCGAGGGTGGTGCGACCAGATAGCCGCCATCGCCGCGCACATCCACACCCAGGGCCTTGTTAGCGCTGTTGCGCACCTCATGGTCAACGCGGAAGAACAGGTGCATGCCGCCGCGCCCCGTGATCGCCGTCGCGGTCGCGGGCAGGGCCCCGTGCTCGTCCTCCCAGCGGGCCAGCGTTTCACGCCCATCCTCGCCCTCGCTCTCATCAACGTCGATATCAATGACGACCAGCCCACCCGACACGGCACCGCAGGCGATGCCGACGTTATGGCGCGGGTTGGCGCTCCACCACGCGCGCGCCTGAACCGGATCGGCCAGTGCCGAGCGGCACCCGCCGTGAATGGCGGGCACCTTATCTCGGGCGATCAGGGGAAAGACGGCCCAGCCGCGCTCGGCGTATGCGACAGCCGCCGCGCCGAACTCACTCAGGCCCATAACGTCCCTCCAAAATCTCGGTCACGATGCGAGCGGCATCCTCGGGAGCGCAGAACAGAAACATCACGCCGTAACGGTCTGACATGGTCCTGCACGCCTTCGCCAGGCGCTTGCCCTCTATGCGCCGCTGCGCGTACTTTCGGAGCCTAAAATCGGCATCTGGCTCCGTCCACAACGCTAGGGAACTCAAATCAGTCACACCCGCGTCGTTTTCGACGAGGACATACAGCCGTACACCGGCATCACGCGCGCCGATCAGCTCGCGACGGAACCGGGCATGCTCCCGGTCGATATCCATCGCGAGCTCGGCGATGCTCGCCTTGGTGTCCACCGCCACCTCGGGAGGGCGACAATAGTCACCAAAGGCGAGCTTACTCCGCACGAGGGTGATGCCCCGATCGGCCCACCACTCGTGCTTCACCTCATGCTTGCCGGCTTGCTGGCGCGTGTCCTCCAGATACACGCCGCCCATGCCTAGAACGGGATGTTCGGGTCATACGGCACGGGGCGCGTCGTCGGGTAGGGCGCGAGCTGCGGCGGATAGGCCGGGTACGGCGCCGGGGCCACCGTCTGCACCGGCTGCACGGGCGGCTGGGGCGTTGGCGGCATCTCCATTACGGTTCTTGCCGAAGCGCCAGCAGGCATGGTGTCGGCGACCCCCACCCTCACGCCTCCGCCAACCTTAGGCTTGGGTGTGGCGTGCGTGCGGTTGTCCTTGCGCTCGGGAACCTTGTAGTTCCCGGCGCGGATATCATCGACGGAGTACACGCCCACGAGGTTCAAACGCTCCTTGTCGTCGCCCTGTTCATTGGTGTACTCCTCGAACTGGAACACGGCGCCCAGCGTCAGACCGACCAGGTTCATCGGGTCGCACGTCTGCGTCCAGGCGGCAACCGTCCACTGCGGGTTGCTGTCCTCCAGGCGGCTCAGGAACTGCTTGAACATGCCCTCGCAGTTCTCCTTGTACGAGCGCACGAAACGGTGCGCCCACGGGTTCTTCTGGCCAAACTCATCGTTGTAGAAGCCCGCATACTGTCCCTCGGCAACGTCATAGACGACGTTCAGGTACTCACGGTCCGTCACGTCTTCGATGTCCACAATGCGGATCACGTAGCCGCCGGCGGGCAGCTTCTCAAACGGCGTCGACTCCTCAACGCCCACCCAGTTCATAACCTTCATACTTAAGCCTCCTCGAGCTCAGTATTATTGGAATCGGAAAGCAGGGCGGCAGGCGCCACGCCCAGCTGGCGCAAGATCGGCATCACGTCGTCAGGATTGCAGCCGCGCACCTGCAGGCCCTTAATACGCTGCGGAGCCCATTCAAGGCCTGGAACTTCCAGCTCGCTGTCCATATAGAAGGCATGCCCATCGACATTGGTGATAAAGTTCGGCCACTTCTCATCGACCGTCACCTTCGTCTCCAGCGCGCCCTCGACGTCCTCAAGCAACTCGATGGCCATGGCCATATACTCGGGACGGATGGACTTGTCGATACGGGCGAACCCATAGCTCAGGGCGAAGTCCTCGAACGCCTTGGCATCGGCCACGCGCCACGTGCCCTTGGTCAGGGTCACGATATAGTCACCGACCTTGGCGCCACCGAGCTTCAACGCCTTCTTGGTCACGCCGTCCTCGTCGTAGCTTTGGCGCATCCCCGCGTCGGCCTCGGCGCGAACCGCATCCAGGCGCGATCCGACCACTTTCTGCAGGGCAGTGAGGACAGCAAGCTCCTCGTTAATCTTCATGGTCTTGACCTCCAGGGGTCTCAATCGGCGGCAGCGGGGGCAAACTCCAAAAGTCACGGATTGCCGCATCCACCACCGCCAGATCGTTATCAATCATCTGCTCGGAAAACATGCCCCATGGGCTTTTGGCCACGCCGCGTTCGTTGGTAAAGAACACGTGGCGACCCTCGACGACCGCGCACTCCAAGATCACGTCAAACAGCCCCTCGATGCACAGCTGGCTATCGAGCATCTTGCCGATGGTCTGCGGCTTGGATGAGCCGTCATCGCCAAATTGCGGGTGATGGAGAAAGTAGACGACCGTATCGGGTGTCGTGGCCATGGCGGCTTCAAGCAACATCTCAAAGTTGACCGCCATTTTTACGAACTTGTCGTAGCCCTTCTCACTCGCGTGGCGGAAGTTATCGAACTGCATCAGGTACGTCGAGTCATCGATGACGTAGATCGGGCGCGTGTTCGCCGCCAAGATCTGGCAGATGCTCGGATAATCCGATCTCAGCCAAACGGAGAGCTGTGTCTTAAACGGAGGACGTTTGCCGGTGCACCCCAGCACCTCCGTAAAACGCGGGTCGAGGTTTCTCATCGACGTAGATTTGCCGGAGCCCGACGGCCCCAGCACCATGCATAGGACGCCCATCAGACATCACCCCGCGCAACAAAACGCCACAGTTCGCTTTTGCGTGCTACACTGTGCGCCGGATACCTTCCCCAAGGTTTTCCACGGCGCAGTCGGGGCCCTAATCCCGCCTGCGCCATTTTGTGTGCCGTGCGCCTACACGGGCGCCCCGGCAAACGGCCGACGCTTTCCATCGGCGATCGCCTCCTTCGCATTGCTAAATACCGTGTCACGGCAGATCAGCCAACGCCCGTTGACCTTGTCCGCCGGGATGCGCCCCTCGACGCACCCGCGTCTCACCGACCCCACATGCTCTCCAGTCAACTCAGCGAGCTGAGCGGGCGTCAAAAACATAGGGATATCCGCGAAGCCCATTTCTTGCCTCCTCTCATATGGATTCACTTGTCGGTTTGATTACGAGCGCTCGATGCCGAGCTGAGCACAGATCTTATCGGTGTAAAAACGCCATTGCCCACCAAAACGGAATGCCCCGTCCAGATTGCCCTTGTTGGCTTCTTTCGCAACGGTACGTACGCATACGCGGGCAAGGCGGGCAACCTCAGTCGTTCCGATTACCGCCGGAAGATGGTTAATCTCATCGACGGAATAACCGGCCATATAGAGACCCCTGGGCTTCACTACCTCTGCCAT